ATTCACCGAAAGCGAACAAATTCTGGGGCCCACCAAATGGCGCGATGCAGGCGGCACTTGGCAGCTACCGACAACTCTATAACATATCCGAGGTAGTCAGAAGCTGACGAAATTCCTGAACATCATCATCATCCAGACCAAATCGGCCCGGTCGCACGCGCCCGTTGGTTCGATCTTCTCCGATCATAATACAACTTAGATCGACCGCTTGCTCGTACAAGCTAACGACGAGTTTTGCAGGTTCGGGCGAGAAGTAATATGGATACTGCGGCCCATGCACATAGTATTGATGAGCCTGATCGAGCGCTCTTTTATATCCGGTTTGAACATTCCTCATGTAAATCATGGCCAAATCATCGATCTCTGCCGGCGCGTCTCGCCCACCTAAGATAAGAACTGACAACACCCGGGCATTTTTCCATGAACGCCGTTCATTCCCTTGAGTAATTCGCTCTTTGAGGAAACCGAGAAGATCGGGTCGGTCGTAAGCAAATGGGACGTTTGGCCAGCCATCAAGGAGATACATCTCGTACATGCCGCGTCCGAACAGGCTTTGGATGGTGTCATCCTCGACCCAGCGCGCGATCTCCTGACCATTCGCAGCGGATAGTCGATGGCTCATGTATGCAAACATGATGTCCGTGATCTGATTCAGCGAATAGACACCTTGGGATGCCTCACCCAAGACGGCCGAGATCATGGGAAATTCAGCCTTGGTTGCGAACAATTCGAGCCAACTGGACGAGGCGCGTCTTAGACGTACATCAATTGGATGCGGAGGCTGAGTGAGTTTCCTCGCGTTTTCCAAGGCCGCCCTGTACCTCGAAACCCAATAACGGGTCCTGCTAGGCGCTTCTAGGAAGACGTCGCTGTAGGCCGTCTCGATTTCCCTAGCGAGCCACTCGTCTTGCTGGTTTTTGATCTTCCCGGTTCGTGCGTCGTCCAGCATATCGCCGAGGTCGCGCAAAACCGGATGCGTCTTCGCTTTGAGACCGAAAATCTCCTGAAGTTTTGCCTTCTCGGCGTCACCCTCGACAATATAGGACGCCTGCATGAACCAGAAGATTATCGGTGCGGGATCTCCAACCCGAAACAGCCGCTTGCGATAGGCCTCAGGAACGTCACGGACAAAATCGTATTGTTCCTCATTTTCGTACTGTAGAAACGCGCTGATATTGTAGTCGGCATCCATTTCCGGCAAATACATCGAGTTGCCGGCCTCGAATATCGGTACACCGATCGAGTCTGCCGGAGATAACCTCAACGCACCCGTGACTTTGAGAGCCTCCGGAATCAAATCGCTATTCCCGCCCTTTTGTAGACGCGCTCAACGCCGTCGTAGATCGTTGAATAATGCTGGCTTATGCTGAGTGGCAACAATCTGTAAGTCTCAATGAGTTTAGTAAGTTTCTTGAGCGACTCCACGACACCGTCAGTCCTGGTGTATTCCTCTGGAATGACCACTCCCACGAGGTTCTCTTTTTTTAAGGGAATATCGTCGCTGATCTGCACTTCAATGGCCGCTGCCCTGTCATCATTATTCTTGGTAGAGCCCTCTCGATACAATTTGCCTAAAGCCTGAATCTCAGCATGGCTCATTGTAAGCAAATGTTCGTCCCTGATTTTCTTCTCATCCACGGAGTCGCGATCGACATAGCGCCGCGGAGTGTCAAAATATAGCGAAATAAGCCGGCCGATCTGATTGGGATCAGAACCCAGTTCGAAGTTCTCCAAATCGAACGCCGTCAGGTACGATGGCATCCTGTTTCGTTCAAACGCTCCGGTGTCGAAAGGATAAAGCCTCTTGATCGGAAGAGGCGGATCGAACCTCATCACGAAGACCGACGGAAGTTGCCACGGCTGAGGGTTTAAGGCGTCTTTTGCCTTGTACGCTGCACGCCCTACGAAAAGATAGCAGAGCTTCTCGCCCTTGAAGACATTACACTTCATAGCGAGGAGCTTCTCATCCTGGATGATCTTGATGAGTTTGCTGGATGGCGCGCTGTGTACCCACGGCGGGCTCTTCGGGACCGCGAGGTTCGACTGACGGAGAAAATCTCGAAGGCGAACTTCCCTGGGTTTGGTCATCCAGCACCTAAAAGCTGCAGCAAATCAGTCATTCTACCAAATTTACCAAATCTTGAAGCGAGAGCTAGGCATATCCAATGGTATCCACGCCTTTCAGCCGAGGACGTGGCGGGGTCAAACGTTGATTGGCGGCAACGGCGGTTGGTGGGCTGGCGAGGTTAATTTCGGGGCACCAGCAAAATTACGACTGATAGCAATCGACAACTTGACTTGGTCTAGTGGCGGGTTTCTCGACGCGAGCCCACTCGAGAAACATTTTCCCAACCGGTCTCAGCGCACAGCTCTGACCATGGCGAAAATGTCCACTTCCGACCTCCAAGCGCTCGTGAACTCGGCCCGCACCGATGCGCTGGCGGCGATGTCGGCGATCAACCTGTCGGCCGAGCGCGCCAAGGCGATGGATTATTACCTGGGGCATATGGATGGCGACATGCCGGCGGAGCCGGGCCGGTCGCGCGCGGTGTCGACTGATGTCGCCGATGTCGTCGAGGGGATGCTGCCCGAGCTGATGGATATTTTCGCCGGCTCCGACGAGGTCGTGACGTTCGAGCCGGTCGGGCCGAACGACGAGGCGCAGGCGAAGCAGGAGACCGACTATGTCAACCATGTGCTGATGCAGGAGAATGCCGGCTTCATGGTGCTTTATTCGTTCATCAAAGATGCGCTGCTGTCGAAGGTCGGGCTGGTCAAGGTGTGGTGGGACGAGCGCGAGGAGGAGCAGCGCGAGACCTATTATGACCTGACCGAGGATCAGTTCGCCATGGTCGCCCAGGCGGTCGAGGAGTCCGATGGCGAGCTGGAGATCATCGCGCATACGGCGCATGCCGGCGACGGCGTCCCGCTGACAACCGAGGCGACGAGCTGATGCCGGACGCGCCCGCGCAATTGCCCGTTGCCGCCGCGCAGGCCGCGCCTGTCCCAGCGCAAGCCGCGCCAGGCGCGCCGCCGCGAGCGCCGATCTTCCATGACGTGACGATCCGCAGCACGCGCAAGCTCGCGCAGGCGCGCGTGATGGGCGTGCCGCCGGAAGAGTTCGGGATCGAGCGCGCCGCGCGCGACATCAGGACCTGCAATTACTGCTTCCATGACGTCGTGACCAGGACCGAGGCCGAGCTGATCGCCGAAGGCTACGACGCCGACCAGATCAAGGGCATCACCACCTATACCGGACAGACCGATATCGAGACCATCGAGCGCGACACCGTCCAAGAACACATGTTCGAGCAGTCCGCGCTCAATCCGGGCGCGCGCGTCGTCAAGATCACGGAACACTATGTCCGGATGGATTATGACGGCCGCGGCCGGCCGTGCCTCTATCAAGTCGTCACCGGCGGCGACCAGGGTGAGATCCTGAACAAGGACGGCGCGCCCGCCGTTACGCCGTTCGACGCGATTCCTTTTGCGGCCTGCACGCCGATCCCGATGACGCATCGGTTCTTCGGCCGGTCCATGGCCGATATCACGATTTCGACGCAGCGCGAGAAAACGGCGCTCAAGCGCGGCGGGCTGGACAACATGTATTTGCGCCTCAACCCGCGGGTTGAGGTATCGGAGGCGCATGCCGGCAAGAACACGCTGGATGATCTTTTGGTGTCGCGTCCCGGCGGCGTGGTGCGGACCAAACAGCCCGGCGGCGTCAACTGGCAGGAGGTGCCCGATATCACCGGCTCGATCTATCCTTTGATGCAATATCTGGACGCCGAGCTTGCGAGCCGCACCGGGCAGAGCAAGCAGGCGCAGGGGATCGACGCCAACGCGCTGCAAAATCAATCAGCAACTGCCGTGGCGCAGGTGTTTTCGGCCTCGCAGATGCGGGTCAAGCTCGTCGCGCGCGTGCTGGCCGAAGGCGTGCGGGACGTCTGCTCGCTATTGCATGCGACGATCCGCAAGCACGGCCAGCAGAAGCAGACGGTCAAGCTCGGCAATGCCTGGGTCGATATCGATCCGCGCGGCTGGCGCACCCGCGACGACATGACCATCAATGTCGGGCTCGGCACCGGCGGCAAGGCGCAGCAATTCGCGCAAGTGATGGCGATTGCGAACGTGCAGAAGGAAATGGTTGCGGCCGGCAAGACCAACATGGTCGGCGACCGCGAGCTTTACAATACGGCCGCCGAGCTGACGCGGATCATGGGGCACAAGAACCCCGACAAGTTCTTCAAGGACCCGTCTGAGATCAACCCGCAGACCGGCCAGCTCGCCAATCCGCCGCCGCCGCCGAAGCCGGACCCGAAAGTGCAGGCGATCCAGGCCAAGGCTCAGGCCGATCAGCAATCGGCGCAACTGGACGCGCAGCATCAGCAGGTGAAGACGCAAGCCGAAATCCAGCTCGCGCAGATGAAGGCCGATCTCGATGCCAAGCTCGCGCTTCTGGACGCGCATTTGAAGGCGCTCGGCGAGGCGAGGGCGGCCCATCACGACAACGAGCGGCACCGCACGCAGCTTGCCGGCGACGTGCTCGGCGTGATCGCGGCCGCGCATGCGCATGACGCCGACATGGCGCGGCGGCAGGCGGACCACGAAGCACAGCAGCAGGAGCAGGCGCGCGATGACTGATGAGGGCAAGCTGCACGAGGATGCCGGCCGGGGCGCGCGGGCGGAGGCGCTGTTGCGCGATCCGCTCATTGTTGGGGCGTTCAGGGAGCTCGAGGACGCCTACACGAGGGCGTGGCGCTCTACGTCGATCGACAATGTCGCCGGCCGGGAAAAGCTCTTCCTCGCGGTGAATATCGTCGGGAAGGTCCGCGACCATCTGACCAAGGCCGTCTCCGACGGCCAGCTCGCGCTAGCGGAGCTCCGGGCGATCGAACAGGCCGCCGAGCGCCAGAAGGCCTGGCACGACGTCAAATAGGCCGAAACATTTCCACAAGTCGAACCACGGACAATGCGCGACATGACCGACAACACCCCCTTCGCCGGCCCGAGCCACATCGCCATGCTGCAGCGGCCTTACGGCCCGCGCATCCACAGGGATGAGCACGCCACGGGCGGCTCGCCGAGCGGCGATACGAGCGGCGCCAGCGCCCCGGAAACCTTTTCCTCGCCAACCGAGGCCGCGCGCCACTATGCGGAGCGCATCGCGGAGCGCCGCTACCGGCGAGACAATCAAGGCGCGGCCGATGCCGGCGCGGCCGACAATAATTCATCCGCAGCGAGCGCCGATCCGGCGACCGCGGACACGCAATTGCCCGATGAGGGCAACGCCGCCCATGGTGACAACCATGCCCCCGGCGAGAACGAGGGCAACGACGCCGAAGCCAGTAGGCTTCCTCCCGTTGCGCGCCCGCGATCTTGGGCCAAGGATGAGCAAGCCGAATGGGACGATCTTCCGCGCTCCCTGCAAGAAAAAATTGCAGCCCGCGAGGACACCCGCGAAAAGGCTTTGCGCAAAGGCCAGAACGATGCCGCCACGCAGCTCAAGGGCCTGACGGCCAAAGAGCAGGCGGCGGACCAGGCACGGACGAGCTACGAGAGCCACGTCAAGGCCGCGCTGGCTGTTCTCGAAAGGGAGCAGCAGGCCGATTTCTCCGACATCCGCACCACCGCGGACGTCACCCTGCTTGCTCAAACCGATCCGCTGCGCTGGTTGCAGTGGAAGGCCCATCAGGACGAGCTTGCCTGGGCGACCGAAGCGGCGAGGCAGGCGGATGAGCGCGCCGCGACGCAGAAATCCGACGAATGGAAATCCTTCCGTTCGGCGGAAGACGCGAAGGCGGTCGAGCACATTCCCGATCTCGGGAATGCGGAGAAGGCGCCGGCTCTCATGCGAAAGGCGGTCTCGCATCTGCAGGACCTGGGTTTCACCGCCGACGAGCTGAATGGATACGACAAGGGCGAGAAGCTCTCGCTTTTCGACCATCGAATCCAGCGGCTGATTTTCGATGCGATGAGATATCAGGGCGCGCAGAAAGCCGCGAACGCCGCCGCGAACAGGCCCGTTCCTTCCGTCATGCGCCCGGGAGCGCGGCAGCCAACCGGCGGCGCGTCGTCCGAGCGCGTCGCAGCCCTCGATAGCAAACTCAACAATTCCGGCTCGCTCAGGGACGCGGTGGCGCTTCGTATCGCCAAGCGTAACGCCGCGCGCCGGTAAGGCCAAACCCAGAGGATACAGGGACAATGGTCGCACCTGTCAACACGTTCACGACCGCGCAGGCCGTGGGCAACCGCGAAGACCTGTCGGACGAGATCTACCGGATCGATCCCGTCGATACGCCGTTCCTGTCCGGCAGCGAGCGCGTGAAAGCAACCGCCGTCAATCACGAATGGCAGACGCAGGCGCTGGCGCCCGCGAACGCCAGCAATGCGCAGACCGAAGGCGACACGCCGACGCCGCAGGCGGTCACGCCGACCGTCCGGCTCGGCAACATCACGCAGATCAGCTACAAGGTTGCGAGCGTTTCGGGCACGCAGGAAGCCGTTGAGCACGCCGGCCGTGACAACGAGCTTGCGTATCAGGAAATGCTCAAGGGCTTGGAGCTGAAGCGCGATATGGAGGCGGTTTTGACCGCGTCCCAGCAGTCGAAAACGCTGGGCACGGGCACCCCGCCGATCCGCAATCTCGCCTCGCTCGGTTCGTGGATTTTCTCCAACACGAGCTTGAATGCCGCGAACGGTGGCGCAAACCCGACCGCCGCTGATGGCACCAGCAAGCGCACCGATGCGGCGTCGCAGATCGCCTTCACTGAGCCGCGCTTGAAAGGCGTGCTCAACGGCGCCTGGACCAATGGCGGCAAGCCGGACCTGATCATGACCGGCGCGTTCAACAAGCAGCAGTTTTCGACCTTCACCGGCCGCGCCACCACGACGCAGGACGCGAAGTCGAAGCGCATCGTTGCTTCGGTCGACTGGTATGAATCGGACTTCGGCAAGCTCAAGGTGACGCCGAACCGCTTCCAGCGCGCGCAGGACGTGTGGGTGTTGCAGATGGACCTTTGGGCCGTCGCATTCCTCAACGGCCGCAACATGGTCAGCATTCCGCTGGCGCAGGTTGGTGACTCCCGGCAGCGCGAGGTGTTGTCGGAGTACACGATCGAGGCCCGCAACGAGAAGGGGTCGGGCGGCGTGTTCGACAACACGTTCCAGTAAGCCACCGGCTGATGCAACGCGGGCGGCCTTCGGGCCGCGCGCTGTCCAATCTGGAGGGCTTCGAATGCCCCTGAACATCGATCGACCTCTTAACGAGGTCTATCTCAACGAGTCGACGACCTCGCTTGCCACGTCGCCGGTTCCGGCAACGGCGGTTGTTCCCGCGCCCGGCACGATCGAGCGCGTTGCGGCTGCGGCCGGCGGCAGCACGACCACGGCCACCATTGTTGCGGTCAGCGTCAATGGCGGCCCCGATATCGCCGGCGGCAAGCTGGTCATTCCCGCCGGCAACGGTGCGCGCAACGGCTCGGTTGTCGAATTGTCCTTGGTGGGCGCCAGCGCCGTGACCGTGCTGGAGGGCGATTGCATCACGTTCACGCCGTCTGGCGGAACGGGCGCGACGATCCCCGGCGCATTCGCGGCTGTGATCCGGAAATAACGCGATGTCGTTTTTCCCGAAACAGCCTGCATCACGCCAAGGCGTCACGCAGGCCATCGCGATCGGCACGGCCTCCGCGACGCTTCCGAATTCGTTCGGCAAGGAAACCTATCAGGTGCGGCTCGCCGCCACGGCGGCGTGCTTCTACCTGATCACGGAGGCCGCTGCGCCGGTTGCCGCGACGGCGACGAACGCGGCCTTTCTGCCGGCAAATTGGGTCGAATTCGTCACCGTGTCGCCCGGCCAAAAGCTGACGGTCATCGAGGCGACGGCCGCCGGCACGCTGACCGTGACGGAGGTGTCATGAGCGGCGTCCAGTTCCGGCCGCATTTCATCGACGACGACAAGCTCGCGATCGAGCACGTCCAGGATTGCACGGCGATCCTGGACGACAACCACGAGCTTCGCCGCGAGGAACAGCGCAGCGATTGGGGCCGCCACGTCGCGCGCATCCCGAACGTCATCCTGATCAAGTGGCTCGATGAGGAGTGGGCGCGCGGCAATCCCATTCGGCTGTTCTCGGTCGAATACAACGCGTTGGTCGATCGCAAGCTCCAGGACCCTGATTGGGCTTATTTGCGCGTTGACAAGCCGGCGTTACAAGTAGGTTGGTGAATGCCAGAGATCGTCGATTTTCCGTCGTTGCAAACGGCGATCGTCGAATATCTGGGGCGCGATCAAGATACGGTCTTGGTCGCGCGGGTTCCTTCGTTCGTCCAGCTCTTCGAAGCGAAGATGAACCGCAGCCTGTTCGTCCGGCAGATGGAAACGAGGTCAACGGCCCTGACCGATGCAACGCTGGGCGAGCCGGAATTCATTGCATTGCCCGCGGATTTCCAGTCAATGCGGCGCATCCGCGTGGCAAGCGTGGTCGGAAAGCCGCTTCTCGAATTTCGCTCGCCGGCGCAGATCGATGAGTTTCGCACGCAGCGCGGCAACGCTCCAGGCCAACCGATCTTCTTCTCGATCTTCGGCAACGAAATCGAGTTGGCGCCGACGCCGGACACGACCTACACGCTGGAGATGATCTATCGCCAGTTCATTCCGCCGCTCGTGACCAGCACCATCAATTGGCTGATCACGCTGGCGCCGGATCTCTATCTCTATGGCGCGCTGATGGAGGCCTCGCCCTATATCAAGAATGATCCGCGCATCCAGACCTGGGGCGCGCTGCTTGCCTCCGCCATGAACGATCTCAATCAGCTCGGGCTGACCTCGGCCTTCGATTCGGGGCCGCTCGTGGTGCGGCCCGCTGGCATCAACCGGTTTTGACGCATGGCCAATTTCAACAAGTTCAACCAGTTCGTTCAGGACATCGCGACCGGCGTTCACAATCTCAACACGGCCACGCTCAAGGTGATGTTCACGGACGTGTCCCCGGTCGCGACCAACAAGGTCAAGGCCGACATCACGGAGATTGCGGCCGGCAATGGCTATGTGGCCGGCGGCATTCAAGCGAACTTCGTGTCCGGCGGCGACGTCGCGGGCCTCTACAGGCTGATCCTGGCGCAACCCTCCGTCACCGCGGCCAGTGGCAGCATCGCGCAGTTCCGTTATGTGGTGCTCTACAACGCGTCGTTGGCGTCCGGCAATCTCATCGGCTGGTATGATTTCGGCTCGGAATTGAACATCACGAACGGAAACACCTTCCTCGTTGCGCTGGATCAGACCAACGGCGTTCTAACCCTGACGTGATGCGATGGCCGGCAAGGCAGCGAACAGGATCAATGTTGCGGTGACGACGGTCGGCAACGGCTCGCCGTTCACGACGGGCGCCGCCGCATCCGGCTTTCAGCCGCTATCGATCCTCAATAACGGCGACATCGTCGAATACGCGATATCAGATGGATCGAATTTCGAGGATGGCTGGGGCGTCGTCGGTGGCGGCGGGACGACGATCACGCGGAACGTGTTCGATTCGTCGAATGCCGGCGCGGCGATCGGGCTTTCCGGTGGCGCAAGCTGCGTCATTACGCTGACCGCACAGGGCGCGCAGGCGATCCTTGCCTTGCAGGCGCAGCGCATCGGAGGAGGCATCTGAATGGCGTTCACGCAAAACGTATTTCCGA